ACTGACGCTTAGTGAATTTTAGATAATTCCTCCCCTACCTACTGATGTTGAGGAAGGGGAATCCTTATATTATTTTGATGAAAGCTGGACTAGAAGTTTTGTGTCTTTATCACATACTTCTTGTTCCATAACCTGCAATATCATCTTTTCTATAATATCTACTCTTTCTTCCCTGTCCATTTCCTCATCAATTCGATTATAAACTCCGCAACCGCCACCATAATAGTCAGCAAACAGTTCAATACAAGAACTATTAAACCCAGTATTAATATTTTTTATGCCATACCAACTGGATATTTGAGGTTCTGCATCATCTAAAACCGTAAAATCATACTCTGTAATATACTTTTTACATATTGAATCAACAATATACCCTGCTAACTTTGATACAGTAAATGTAAAAGTTGCTTCCGTTATATATGTTTCAAATGCAGCTAACAACTCATCTAATTTTTCTTTTTTCCACTTAGATTCATCCAAAACTGTCTGAATGCTGGCAGATCCTCTTATCGGAATCCGTTTCTCTGCATCTTTATCAATGTCAAAAGCATAACAAATCTTACTTACAGCTTTTTTAAAACTTTGGAAAGAGCCATCATATACTACATAAAACCCAAAATCACTGTTGAATGGAGTGCGGCTATTAATGTAAATATTATATTTCCCTTTTTCACTTGTTGGTTCAACACAATTGAAACCAGTTTTATCCAAAATATTCATAATATCTTTTTGTAAATGCATTTTTTCTCCTTTCATCAATAAGTGAATCTTATATCAGTTTCTGTCTCGATTTCTACATCTGCTCCATATTCATGGATGATGTAGTCTCTGGCAGTTTCTAACGATTCATGCTGTTTAAAATAGCCGTCCTCTTCTTTTGTAAAAAACTGTGTTCCTGCATAATTTACAACGATACGCAAAATCGCTTTTTTCTCAGTAGATACTGAACGATTGAGCCCTTCCAAAGCATCTGCTAACTTCTCAATTTGTTCTTCCTTCCACTTTGCATCTTCCACCAAGGCTTCAATGCTGCTAGGACAGCCGTTTTCTCCGCGGCATGGTATCCAGATTTCTACTTCCTCATCTACGTCAAAAATATTTGCTCGATTTCTAACTGCTTCAATAAAACTTTCTTTAGAACCGTCAAACCAAATTGTTTCATTCCAGTCCTCCCCGAGAGGAGTTCCCTGAAAAATTTCTACATAATATTCTCCGCTTTGTTTGGAGATTTTTCCATTGCAAGAAAAACCTTCATTTTCTATTATGTTTACAATTTCTTCTGGTAAAATCTTATTACTACTCATAATCTTTCTCCCTGTGTATTTTTAATCCTATCTGTACTCTTTTTCTATTCTTTCCATCATTATCGTCTTTCTTTCTCCGGCGGATTCTGCCGCCGGGCGGTAATAATATTTACATCTCCTTATTTACATCTCCTTACAATGGCAGGTTACCCAGCAATTTTGTTGTCCGCAAGGTAATTTATCATGTGGAAAATCGCCTCTGTTTTCCGGGCAATTTTCACAATTATATTCATTTTTATAATCGTACATAAACTCTATGTACTTGTTTCTTTCTTCTGCTGTCATATTTTCCTTCTTTCTCCGGCGGATTCCGTCGCCGGGCGGGTATTTAATTATAAAACTTCTATTTTATCGACAACTGTCCAACTCATGATGCCGCCGTCTTATATATTCGTGAATATAGAGATCACAGTGTCGATTTAATGAATGGTTGATTGTTTTAATCCCCAGTTCAGGATGGTCTGCATATAGATTAACGACTGTAAGCACTGATTCTTTGTCATCATCATTTTCAAAGATATCATTACCACTGGTATATTCAGCAAACTATTCATATAATGTCATTTTAAAATCTCCTTTTTTGTTATAAATCGGATGTTTTTAATAATCACACTCATCGTCCACTTTCCACCATCGGATTTTGATTTCATCATCAGTAAAATAGTAAAGATATTTCGTTAAAGTATCTTGATACTCTTTTAATGTCAAGTTTTTAGTTTTTTCGTTATAATGCCAAGGCATGTCTGCCTGTAATCCTAAGTAACAAAGACCATTAGGATTGTCACAAGAAATATCGATATCATCTAATTCTCTGATTATTTCTGATAAACAAGCAAACAACCCATTACATCCATTACAAGATTCATAATTATCCAACCAATCGTGCAGATTACAACCGTTTTCCTCTTTGTTTATAAAATAATTCTCTGCGATATCTTTACAAGAAGTATCTAACAAATTTTTTAAGAATTTTTCTGCCTTATCTTCATTATACTTAGTAATACTTTCTTCACATACTCCATAAATTAACATATTATTTCCTCCGTAATTTTCTATATTATCTAAAAACTATACTTATATTATTTTGTTGAACGGTAGTCATTATTCTTCTCCTTTATTTGGCATGTAATGAGAATCGGTACCCATATATATAACCTGTATAATCTTTTTAATTCCTGGATTATCTTTTCTAAAGTCTTCATAAAAATCATGAAGTTCTCTTAAGGAGTGAACAATATTTTGTCCAGATTCACACGTAAATTCAGTTTCATCCTCATTTCCATCTGCATTGATAAATTGAATATCAAACGTAGGATAAGGATCATGAGCAGAATAAGCACACTCATATGAAATATTATCTGGATGAAATGGACTATCGTTTTCTTCTAATGAGGTTTCATCTAAAAATTTTGCAACAAAATTTTTACATTTTTCCTCATTATTTAGTAAATCTCTTTCATATAGTTCATCCGCCAAAGAAGAAATAATCCCTTTAGGAATAGTGAGGATGAGATTATCGAATTTTCCTCTCAATTCATCTTGTAATGAAAATTCTGCTTCCTGCAATGCATAAAGCTGTAACGGCCAGTCCAGATAATGCTTTATCTGTTCTAACATTTTTTTATCTTCCTTAGTTTTACAAACAACATTCTTATCCAAAAAGTTTTTCATATCTTTTTCGTTAGTATAATGAAACATAGCTATTCTCCTTTTTCTCTAAATAAAGATTCCATTTTTTTATCAGCGTTACTACTGACAATACATGCTCCCCAGCAATTTAAAACAAAAGCAATAATTAAACAAAACAACAAAATAATCATCAACCTATCTCCTTTCTGCATTATGATTCATGACAAAACAATTATGATATATGATTTATCCCTCCTTCTCATCTGCATTAATTGTTTCATGAATAGTATGAAATTTTAGGGATAAAACAGAGGAGCATGGTAACGTTTCTCCGCCCACCACTGACATAACCTAAAGAAAAAGGCCAGGGTAAATCCCCGGCCAGATGCAGAATTCATTATATACAAAGTCTCCTATTTAATCGAAAGTAAAACGAGAACAATCTGTAAGTGCATCGTTTAAAAGCTCTGTTACCATTTCTGGTGTTCGTCCTGATTTGTTAAATACATCTAATAAATCCAAAGGAGTTTTAATCTTATCAGAGTCAATGTAATAAGAACCTATTAAATTTCTTTCTTCGTCCCCATCATAATACAGTTCTACAATATTATCATTTTGTAGATAATTACAAACATTGTCTGCTGCTTCCTCTTCACAGTGGTATGTGCATATCCCTTCACAAAAGTTCCTACAATATTCGCAACATGCAACTGCAAATCCATATTTCTCAAAGAGGTTCCCATTAGGATAATCTCCAACTACAACCTCTTCAAAAGAATCATCCATAGGGACTATACCACAAGATTTTAAAATCTCTACCGGGATATCTGTGTAGCTTTCTAAAATGATTCCCTTGTTGACCGCTTCTTTTTCAGCCTCTTGTAATGCTTTCATAGGATCTTTTCTTGAAATCATTATGCAATGTAATAATTTTTCTCTTCCATTTTTCTGTAACCGAAAAATGTATTTCTTTACGTCTTTTTCATTCATATCTTTCTCTCCTTAATAATCTACTTCTTCCGGGCACTTATTTGTTTCGCATATCAAAACGAAGATTTAGTATTTTTACAACTTCATCTCGATTTTGTTTTGTCAAATATATACACTCAAATTGTTCTTTCCTTACACATTTCATTATTTATTCCTTTCCTTTTCTTTTATCTGTTTACAAAATTCTCTATATTTTCTTGTATACTCATAAGATTCTCCAAATATATTATTCACCGCCTTGAATAATTTCAGTTCATATTTTTGTATTGCTTCTAACTCATATTCAAAGTCTCTACCAAATGGGCAACCAGCGCATCCTGTACGTTTTAACCCGTATTTAGTATAACAGTCGCTATGATCAACAAAATAAGCTACTTCATAATCGACTTTGTCTGAATCTTTATACCAGAATAGAGGTCTATAATTATCACATCCTGTATCTGTTTCGTTAAAACAAGATTTATACGCAGTTGCTCTTACACCACCTTCAGCTTTTCGTATTCCAACAATCTGTAAACCAAATTTCTCATTACAAAGACCTTCTTTTAATATTTTATGAGTAACATCTTTCTTTGCATATTTACAACACTTATTTGATATTTTAAACGTGGGTGGATTTGCAACCATAAATTCTTTCAGATATTTATTACGAGAAATATTGAAGCTACTTCCATTACCTTTCACGTTACACCACCATTCTAAAGCAGACTTACATTTTGGATATCTTTTCATCAAAGTATCAAAATCTTCATCTTCCCACTTAAAATTATGTGCTTGTAACCTTTGGATAAATTCGCTGACTTGCTTAGAAATAAATGGTTGTCCATATGTTTTACAGGACGAAGGAATTGGTTTAATTGCTTTATATGGATAAATCTCTATGTTATATTTCTCTTCAAGATATTTCAGATGGTCTTTTGTCGCTTGATATTCAAGACCTGTATCAAACCACACATATGTAACTTTATTATCTTTATCGCATCTCCATACAATGTCTAACATTACATCACTATCAGAACCACCTGAGATACTACATAAAATATTTTTATATTTTCTACTATTAATCTTTGACCACGCCCTAACCAGGTTATCTCCAATTGTTTGATTCTTAGGGCAACTTTTTAATAATTCTTCTATACTATTGGCTTTGCTCAGCAATATGTACTTTCCTCACACGAAATTTATTTCGTTTCGTATGAGGTAAAGCCATACTTAGTGAGTGTCTTTTTACGTCACTATCACATTACTTTTTCGATTTATATAGACCAACGATCCGACATATAAATCATTGCGACAACCTTTATCTAATAAAGGTATTAAATACACATTGCCATATTCTAGCCAATCGGCAGCACAGCTTCACAAATCTTCTCTATGCTATTGATTTTACAATCAATCATTTGATGTTCAGGGTGATTGTTATTATAATCTCTTGTAAACATATCAGCCCAGAAATCCATATATTCATCATCTGCTCCTGAATCCATTACCGCATATCTTGTAACATTTTTATAATTGCCTTTACCTGTCATGTAGCTTAAATCAATCTGGTACACAGGTAATGTGACTTTCGTTTTAAGAAAATTCAATGGATGAACCGAAGATAGTTTATCTTTTAGTTCTTTATCGTATATTTCAAATGTATCAATTCCTGTCCTTAGTTCACATTCACTGAAAAATTTGCTTGGATGCACTGTTTCTCGCCTCCTTCTACACCTTGAAAAAATAATTTCATTTAAACCTACGTATTGGGTTATTTCACAAAAAATAACAACATAATGGTCATCCGTATACGGAGTCTTTACTTTACTGCCTAATCCATATACATAATAGTCTTTCATACGGTTATACTCTGTTTTAGATATAAAATGACTTTTACATCTTCCGCATTTGCAATAAAATGAATAATTTTTTTTTAAATATTCCTTTTCTACAAGCAAAATCATCAAATTTTTCACGTTCTTTTCCATAAAGTTTTGCTGCCTTATAAAAAGCATTCATGACAAAAAAACCTTTTTTATTCCATGACTTTCCCAATAACGTATCTATTTTTTTTATTTTTGCTTTCGTCAAAAAAATCAATGTCGTTTAGTTCTGGAAAATATATTGCTTTTTTTTAATTCTGGGTGTTCTTCTAGCCGCTTTTCTTCATATATTTTCTTTATATCATCTGACAAATAATCTCCTGCAACCAAATATAGTTTTTTAATTTCTGAATAATTTAAAGAACGGACATCATCAACATTAAGTTGATTACAATATTCTTTTAATTTTTTATTCAAGAAATTAATTTCTTTCTGTCTATCCTCAATAGTTTCTCCTATGGTCAAAATACAACCAATATCCATTTATATTCCTCCTCATTATGAAATATTATCATTATGGGTTGTTCGTTCCTCTCTATTTAATTTTCTTAAATTTTTATTAATAATCCCAATATTCCGCTGCAATTCTCTGGAAAGTCTTTTTTGAGATAGGTTTCTTTTTATATCTTGTAGGTTTTTTTTATATTTCATAATTTCTCCTTAATATTTTCTTGCTTTTTATTTTATGGATAATTTTGCAGAGTTTGTAATTACAATTAGAAATATTATGCATAATAAGCATAACTGTAGTTGCCGATCCGCTCATCCCACGGAAATTTTTCTGGAAGATAACTTTCTAATTTCCCTTTAAATTCTTTTAAAATATCTTCATAATCATGATATTTTGGGTGACGGATGAACTCCAAGGTATCTGGCTGATAATCTGAGAAAACAACATATTGGTCTTTTCCTCGGAGATCTACACAATAACCTGCTGGGTCATCTTCTTTATTCAGACGCAGCAGCTGCATTCCATCTGCATAATCTGTACTGATCTCAACTATATGAAAGATTCCATTTTCATTACTTCTTTTAAAAGCATACTCTTCTATTCTTACCTCTTCTTGTTCTTTTTCTGTCAAATCTGGATGTTTTGTAAAATAAGACGTTAAAAAATTCTCGAATTCTTCGACAGATAAAACACATCCAATTCCATAATATCCTGCATAATATTGACTCATAATCTATTCCTCCCTAATTTCTAATAAATAATTTCGCACTTATCTTCTGGATACACAACACCTAAAGATGAACCGCAATCCCATCTAACATGGATAGTGCCTATATCATCTACTCCTGTCACAGTTCCTTCTGAACCGATAGGCAGATATTTTCCATCCATTCTGATTAGTCGTACACGGCTTCCAATAGGAAATTGTCTCCTTATTTCATAAGCCTTCTGCATTAATGTGTTTAAGTCTAAATCCATCTGCATCATATAATTCCTCCTTTTCATCTGTAGATTAATGATTACATAAATATAATGATAGAATGTAAATACAAATAACTAAAAAGAGAGGGCAGTATAAGATATGAGAATAAATTTTTGTAAAAGAAAACTGCCAGGTATTTAAACCTGACAGTTTATATATCATTGTTTCATGAAATTTTTAACTAATGGCTTGTCCTAATGGAACGAGACCATTCTGAATACAGATTGTCTTTAATTTTTTCTAATGAAAATGCTCCTCCTTGTAATATCCAGCTTTTTCCGTCTGCGTATTCGAACATTTTATTCATATAGTCCGAAAAATTTTTCTTATTAATTAGAAATATTTTTTCTTTTTTAGTAACAGTTCCTGTACGAAAATCTTTATACATTTCTTCATATAAATTATTTATCTTTAAGAAGTTTATATATTTATCAGTAAACTGTTTAATATGTTCCCGTAATGTATCCATAATAGCCTTTTCTGACTTACAAGGAATTAATATAGGAATACGTATATATTAAAGTCCTAATATATTTTTTGGCGAAAATTTGGAAAATTCTTGGAGCATAGATTTAGAGATGCATTTACCAATTTTCTTTTTATACGCTTCTAATTCATCAAAGGATTTAGTAATGACTGCTTTATCCTCCTCTCTAATATCTACAAATAAAGCATTGGCATCTAAACATTTTACGACAATATTTGTATTCATAAATCGAATTTTGTTCTCGAAAACCGGTTTTAATTCAGGATCTTCCTGCTCATCACGCATATAATGCATAGCTATATGGTTTTTTATGCAAAACTCATCAATATTCTTAATACTGATTTTTTTACAATTCTTTTTATCAGCAACTGCGTCAAATATTTCTCCATCCACATCTATCAGAGAATTCTGTTTTTTATCATAGGCATAAATTCTTGTCAAATTTACATCCCAATACTCTGTGTGAACGACTATAAATTTGCTGTCAACAAGGGACATATCAATGATATGATGATACTTTCCTTGTTTGCTTTTAACGATAGTTGCTGCCTTTAATAACATTAAGTCAGAAAGTGTTTCTGCGCCATTCTTAAACAGATAGTTTTTTATATCCATATTGGATATGATTCTCTTCATGTTTTCTCCAGGAGAATAAAGTTGTCTCACATTATACGAAGACTTAGAATTGGTTGAAAAACTTGTAATCGATTCAATCTGTTCCTTATCATTAATATACATTAAATGTGTTGCAATACTATTCTTGACAAAAAGTACATCTACATTATCAACATTAAAAACATTATCAAAAGCATTTACATCAAATACTTTCTGCCAGCTTTTTAAGGTTTCAATTCCCTTTTGCTTGCCTGATAATGCTTCATACCATGCATCTTTTTCGTTCCACTCAGCCTCTGTATGACTGTCGTTATAAAAACCGCCATTTAAAACAGAATGCCAGGCAAAAAAGTCGGATAACAAAACTTGCAGATCATCAATCTCAAACTCAACACATACAGATTTTTCGCCCGGTGTACCCAGTCTGATATTTCTAAGATCCAGTTTTTTATGCTTCCAGTCTCTTGTATGCCAAGCCCAGAGCGGTAACACTAAACCTTCTGGATGAACAATATGTCGTTTATCCATCTCTTTTGCTATCCACTCATATGCTTTGCGAAAATCCTTGTCGGATTTAGTCTCATCACAGATGAATTCACCTGTTTTTTCAATGATACTAATAACTTCTTGAGGCTGTACTGTCCATAATTTCATTTTTTTAATTCTCCTCACTTTTACATTTATTTTGGATAATCTTTAAACTCGTCAATAGATAAAACCATATCTCCGTAAAACTTTCCATCTGTATCATTTAACGGCTTAAATCCAATTTTCCCATAAAAATACATTAATTTGTCATACATTGCTACCAGATAAACTGCATTTTTATTTCCATCTAATTCCCAACGCTTACGGATAACTTCTGTAATTAGCTTTATTCCATAACCTTTATTCCGGAATTGAGGTTTGATATATACATCACTAAGTAAAAGTGAATCATCCGTATGTTCAGGATGTTTTTCGATAATATCACTTGTATCATCAGCGTAACCTATTGTGCAATACCCCATCAATTCATCTGTTTCATTTTTAAAAATACCCCATGCATAATCCGTGTTTTCTTCCAGCCATTGTTCAACATAAAAATCTGAGACAACATCCATGAATCTAACAGAATGTAGCTCTTTCATAGTAAGCAGTTTTACTGTGGCAGTAGATAAAATATTTTCATTTTGTTTCATAAAATTTCCTCCTAGATTATTTAGGACAATGACTAAACCTTTCACTTCCTCCTTTTCGTCAATAAATTTGTCTAATAGTAATATGAGATTTTAGAGAAAAAATAAAATATTGGGTACAAAAAAGGCCACCTAACGGTAGCCTCTAAAAAAGATAGTCATATATTATTTTAATCCTCAGCCGGAATAGTTGATAAATTTACAGATAAACTTTTCGAATCCAAAAAATTCTTCTTTATTCATTTTATATCTCCTTTATGTAGTAACTGTTTATAATGGAACAGTTAGCATAGTTCGCTGATTCCAAACTTCTTGGATTCTATGATTTTTTCGGATGAGCTTTCTCCATTTTGGCCCTTGATGATCTTGTAGAAATAACCAAATATTTTTTTCTGATTCCCATGGTTTAGGAAGAGCTTTTTCCAAACTTTCATCATTATAAATTAATTTTGATGCATCTTCATAAATACATACCTTATAATCTGCATTTTCATCTAAATTAATATCAACAACAAAAGATAATGAGTCATGTATTAAAAGAATCTCTTCCATCATCCGCTCAAGTTCTTTTTTTGAAAAACGCTCATCATCAGGATCGACAAATAACATTTCCTCATTACTTTCTTTAATAAGTTCCAATAATGGTGGATAAACATCTTTTTCGTGTATCATATGCTTACTGCTATAATGAAAATTTATTTTTGTATTATAATCTGCTGCCATATCTAATCCTTTCGTTTACATCCAATCAGCTGGTACATAAAATTCATCCTGCCATGCTTTTTTTCTTTCCAAAAATAACTTAACTAAGTCTTCTGGTGAAATATAGCAGTTTGCTTTCGCTTCCGTTTCTTCGAATCCATCTTTACTTAGTTCGAACCATGGATGATCTGCTTCTGTTCTGTCACCAAATCTGATTTCCGGCAAATTAACTTCGCTGGGGATGAAATGCTCCCCACCTTGCAAACAATCAATAATTGTATGTATCTGCTCTTCCGTAAAGGTTCCTGGTATAATTACCTCATTGTGCTTCTTATAATTTGCTGCATCTCTATAGAGATAACTAATGCGCGTATTCTTGCGTCTGGTGATTTTCTTCATACAGGTACCTAAATATGAATCAAACTCCACATCTGTAAAAACATGGAATAATTTTTTCACTGCCTCTTTATCTGTGCTGTTCTTATAAATATCAAAGATTTCATGAGCAAGACCTGTTTCTTGATAATTACATTTTTCTAACAAATCAGCAAGAATAGTATCTGAGTCAATGATACAACCTTCCGGTGTATTTTCATCTAATTTTTTAATATTTTGAATAGTACATCCTTCCCATGACTTATCCGTTGCAGCTGTAACCTCATTATCAAAAAAAGTATATCTCTCTGGATTAACAGGAACACAAACATAAGCGCATTTATGTTTTTTATTCACTTCAACAACCCTATATTTCTGACCTGTTCTTCTACTCTTTACAACATCTCCTATTTTCATGTTTTTCTCCTTTTTATAAAAATCCTGTTTCATCAATATACTTGGATAATGACTATCTTTTCATACCTCCTATTCGTCAATAAATTTATCCAATAATAAAATGATTTTTTGGATAGAGAAATAAAAAAAGGCCGCTCAAAGCAGCCTTTTTATAGTCATGACCTGTTTTCAATTTTCTTAATCTGTTATTTGTGATCTAATTTCTTTTACAGTTGCCAAAGGAACATCAGAAAATGTACTCACACTATATTGTAGCCTGCATATCTTCTGGTATACCAATTGCGTCATACAATGTAAGCAATTTTTGACGATCAAATTCAGAATAATTATCATCCAAAGAGTCAAAAACAATAGTAAAATCATACAATGTGATTGCCTGAGCCTGTGTAAAGCAATTCTGCTCTACGCAAAAATCCAATAAATCCTGGAAACTATCTTCCTGTATGATCTCAATCGCTTCTGAAATCTTATCTTTTGGTAATTTTTCTGTAATATGAATGATTCTATCATATGCTGTATATTTGCAATCCATATTTTTTCCCTTCCTATTATAATTTATAATTTATAATTTTCTATTTTCTTAATCGACTGTTATCTGCGACCTGATTTCTTTTACAGTTGCCAACGGAACATCAGAAAGTGTACTTATGTCATTATCATCCAAACCCAATTTAAGCATTCTGATAATGGTGTTTTTCTTTTCCTTCTCGATACCAAGTTTTTCACCTTTAATTAATCCCTGATCTACCAGTCCTTGAGTAAAAGTACACATCATTGTCTCCACTTCTCTCCGTTTGTTTGCAATAATCACATCAGATAAAGCCTCAAATTCCTTCTGCTCTGCTAATTGAGCGAAGAATCGTAATATTTTACAATTCATTCCATAACCTAAAGAGGTAGGGGAATTCTTGTTTTTTATAAAGCTTGTCCTCCCTTCTTATATAGTATGACAGAAACCTTACTTATCTGATTTTTCTGTATAAGTATTTCTAATTTCTTACCAGTCGGTCGGATTTTATGAAAAGATTTTCTGTTGAAACATAGAGTTATCACTGATCTCGATGTTCCCGTTTGTGATATTTGTTGTATAAGATTTTTTCGCTTTATGCTTACATTTATACTTGGGAAATCTACTGAGGTGTTTAAAAAAGCGGTCATATCCATCTTCCAGATGGTAGATGGCATTGGTTAAAGCGAATTTATCCACTTCTTTTAGGAAAGGATACTTCTTTTTAAGATGCTGGTTACAGTATGTATTTGCCTTTGTTTTAGATAAATGCTTCTCTCCATTCTCATGGCGTTCCTTCTGTACATCTAGCATCTGGTTATACACAAAACGGCAGCAGCCAAACGTCTTCTGGCACTGGATATTCTGTTTTTCGTTTGGGTATATCGTATATACCAACGCTCTGTTTGCCATTAGTCCATCTCCTTTATCAATAATACTTATAGTGGTGCTAACTCCTGCCTACTTCGTTGAGGAAGGGGAATGCGCACCTTAGTATTGTTCAATTTCCTGTTTAACTTCATCTAATGTATACAAAATAGAACTCCTCCTTATTCGCAATTGCTTAATTCTTCGATATTCGATACTCTTTCTGCCATATAATCAATATGATAATACGAATAAGATCCATATCCACAAAAACACGTTTCTTCACCATTTGACTCATCACTTAGTTCAGCTACGGTTTCGCTTCCGGATTCCCAATTTTCCTTATCATTCTTTTTATCTTCTTTGATAAGACGAAGTAATCGTTTTTTCATTTTCTTTACTGTACCTGTATACTTATAGAGTTTAACGCCATCGTTTTCAGAACAACAGATTCCGATAATCCATTGATATTTTGAATGTTCTTTTTTCATTATATGTTCTCCTTTACGCAACTTTTGTGATTTCCATATAGCATTCGTCCATACATCTATCATATTGACGGATATCGTAGAGCCAAGAAAAAGGAACTTTTACAGAACCTTCTTTCTTTAACAGATCTAAGACCTTGTCGATGTCAAAATATCCTTGCATAAATCCGTATCCGGACAAATACTGCTGTCTTTCAAAGCCGCATAATCTGTCATAATATTTGATTGTATTCTTCTTTAAAAATTTGACATATCGATTTGATAATCCAAAATTTTCTTCAGGATTATTACTATCGTACTCTGATAACAAGAAAGATTGTCCACGAAACAACTCTAACTGCCATATAAGTTCTCTTTTCGTATAAATTGTTCGCGTAATGCCGTTTATCGCAAGCATATAATCATTCATTGTTCCGGGTTCCCAGTTTTTCTTACTACATCTTTTACATTTGTAGCTGTCTGTATTGATTTTAACTCTATATCTAGCCATCTATTTTCCCTCCTGAGATGTCTCATTTTCATCATAGAGAAACTTGAACGTGCCATAGAAATCTAAGAATATATCTTCTGGCATTTGTGCGATTACGTCCCGGATTTCAGACTCATCATATAGACAGACATTATTTGGATTTTTCCCCATAAACTTATTTCTTTCTTCAGGGGCGGCAAATTCTAAAAGATATTTTACGACAAAATTTTCTTTTTCCCTTAACATTTTTTCTTCTTGTTCCTTTTTCACATCTCTTTTTAAAATATCAATAGCTTTATCTTCTGCTGCAGTTGAATCTACATAATTTTCGACCATAGAGGCAAGGGTATAATAAAATTCATCATTACCTTTCCAGTTTGAATCAATCATAAGCATTTCATAAGTAACTTCACGATTTTCTGCGATATTTTCGCCATAATCAATCATATCCTGACGATGGATTTCATTGATAACTTTTAATGGTACCGTATATTCCCGTCCTTCAATCATAAACCGCTTTACATCTGCTTTTCCATTTTTTGATGGTTTAGGCATTGTGAAGATATTAGAAATGTAATAAAACCCTTCTTCTCTTCCAAAAAATTCGGCTTTTTTAATATCGTCTTGATGCTCTATCATTTTTTTTAAAGCATCTTTTGCTTCTTTTTCTGACGGATATCTTCCAAGTTCAATCGTTGCTGTCTGATTGTCAACCAGTTCTTTCATAGCCATTACAGTAAAATCAGAGTCATTCGGATATCCAATTGTGAAACCCGAAAAATCTTCCATATTGATATATACGTTATCCAATGTTTTAATCATCATAATTGTTTTCCTCCTAAAATCTTGTCTTGCATATAAAACAGAACTGACTATAAATTTTATACCTCCTTTTCGTCATTACTTCTGTTCAAAAAAAGTATGACTGATTGATGCATCTAATAAAAAATATAGTAATCCTTAGATGTCTTCCGTTTTCCATCATCATTTTATTCTCTTATCTGATAACTCATATTAATAATGGATAAGATTATTGACGAAAGGGAGGTTTTAAATATAGTCATTGTCCAACTTAGAATATGAAAGATAACAGGAGGAAAATTTTATGAAAACAATTCATGACTTTGGATCAAAAATCGGTGGAGCAAGAAAAGATGTATGGGTGAAAAGAGGTTTGTGTATAGAAGATACAAAAAACATGACAGCTTCTGAAAAAGAAAAATACATAAAACGAGATTATATCTGGCCAAAACCAGATACACAGGATGAATTAGAGAAAGGTTTTTCCCGCTTTATCGTTTACTGGCACAACGAAATGCGGAAAACAGTAACCCCAAAAAAGAATAATTATATTTCTGCGAAAGAATATATCAATGGTGTCCGTAAAATACGTTCTATGGTTGAAGCAGTCAAAACGGAAAAAGAAATTTCTGATTTTGAACAAAAAGCTCTTGACGGAGTATTTTTACAGAAAAAATATGGACGTGCTTATGAATATATTGCTCCTTTTGAAAATATTCTTAACGGCAATAAATTTTTAAAGAACACAGGAACGTATGGACTTCTTAATATGAAACGTAAAATGGGAAAAGAGAATTTTGCCATGACAGAAGACGAAATCATGAAAAAGCAATTTCCAGTACTCTTTATTGACGGAGATAAATGTTCTGTTGCTGAGGATAGAGGAAGAACAATCCTTATTTATAAATCAGGATGTTCTACCTATTATTGTTATCCTAAACTAAATGTTGTTCTTGTAAATAAAACTTATGTTTTGATCGATGAGCGCCATAATATCCTTTTTTGTGGGACACAGGAAAATTGTGAAGAAAAACAAAAAGAAGTTTTTAAAGAGAAAAAGGCTGCGTCAAAAAGAAAAAGGAAAGAAAAATGGATGCCGAAACAATTTGAAACTTTGGAGAGGTCTGGAGAAACATGGAGACCTCAAAATAAACACATCACGGGTGAAAAGTTAATTGAGCGGTATGGTATACGAGCCGGAGAGTTTGGTAATTGGACCAATAATAACGAACGCCAAATATCTTTAGACTATGCTTATGATGCCTTTGCGGATCTTGCATATGCACTAGATATAGACGAAAAAAGTGTATCCCTGCCAGGACTATCTTGTGGAAGCCTCGCGATCGCTTTTGGAGCAAGAGGACGTGGAGATGCAGCGGCACATTATGAACCATTACGGGAAGTGATCAATCTAACCCGATTACGTGGGGCTGGTTCTCTTGGACATGAGTGGGCTCATGCTTTAGACCATCTAATAGGACAGTCTGCTGGACTTTCATGTTTAGCTACTGAAGGACGGATATTAGATCATGTCAAGTCTTTGAAGAAAGTCATGAATCGAATTCATTACAATGAAAATGGAATTTATACACAATATTATGTAGATTCTACTCAGTTTGATAAACAATATTCGAAAGATAGTCATGGGTATTGGAGTTCTGAATGCGAATTGTTCGCCAGAGCCTTTGCTTGCTATCTTTCTGATAAATTAGCTTCTGAAGGTAAACGAAATGATTATCTGAATGGACATTGCAATACCTATGTTTCTATGGATAAAAAAGGAAATTGGATTTATGCGTATCCAAGAGGCGATGAGAGAATACGAATCAATGAAGCAATTGATGAACTGATTAGCGAACTTAAAGATAAGAGGATTCTATTTACACGGCCAGAGAAAAAAGAAGAAACCGTTTCTTCGGTATTTACAGCCGCTCCAGATGGACAGCTTTGTTTTGCGTAATAAAGAAAGAGAGATAAGATATGAATGTAAAAGAAATGTATAATTATGGATACAAATGGACTGGAATGATTCCGTTAACTGCTGAAGAAGCAAGAAATTTGTTTTTAAATGATTCTATTCAAATATATCGATTATATCAGGATAATACAGAATCCTCAGTTGAATCATTAGAAGAGATTTCTGCGCCATATTTATATGGTATCGAGAAATAGAAGCGTAAGTGCGAGAAGGCATCAACCTTGTTTTGCATAAAAAGAAAAAAGCTGGAGGCGAAGCTATTTAGGCTATCGTCTCCAGCATGATCAAGTAATCAAATCAAAAAAAAGAAGAAAGGATATAAGCAATGAAAAGGAAATTAATAGGAGCTGAAGTTAATATTGATGGAAAAGAAGGTGAAATAACTAATGTATTAGGTAATGGTTACGAAATAGTTTTCTTCGATACTAATTTAGGAAAGACATATATTGATAATAGAGATATTGTTAATTATATCGTCAATATACCCGATGAATGGATAAAAACAGATGATTACCAATATGTAAGACCGTCTGAATACAGAAAATGGCAAATCGTAGAAGCTAGGTATACAGAAAGTGATGAATATATTGTCTGCCGAGGAACAATTGATGTAGCTAACTGGAAAACCGAGGATAATTATTATACAGCTGACTGTATTGATATTATCAATTCTTATTATGGTTCCGTAAAAGAATTTGAAAATGCTTATAAAAACAGAGCTTATAGAGAACAGATATTAGCGGAAATGATTTTTGAAAGCACAACATATACGGATACAGATGCTTATGAAGTTGTACCAGGAGATGAAGTGGAGAATACTTTACGAAAATATAGAAAAGAATCCCTTCTGTCATAAATAAGGAGTAAAATGTTATGAGAGAAATAGATATTACAAAAAAACCAATTAATTGCTGCGATGAACTAATTATTGATGACGAAAAAAGAAGCATTGAAGCCACGTATGAACTGTGGATGGATGTGGATAAGTATTTTGGGACAAAAACAAGAAATGATCCTTCTGCGTGGGTTAATTTTTACACATTTTGGCATTTCGATAATCCTGTAGATATAACCGCTCTAATGATACTTGATGGAGACGATAGCTGCGAAGAAAAAGAATGGGAACTGACCCAAGAAGAAAAAGAGTTTTTCCATAAAATGATGGAAGATTATTGTATGCAGAAAAATGGTTGTACGTTAAGAGAGTTTTTCGATCGAGAACTCGGATAGAATAATAAAATAGTTATCTTGATATTTTATATTCCTTGTGGTAGCATAAAAACGAAATCATGATGATGAAGGGTATGAAAAAAGATTTATACGTTCAAAAAATGATTTTGAGAAGGCATTAAAAAATGTGTTATCTAGTCGCAAAAGATCGGGAATCGCACGGATGTCTTGCTTTTAAAACGACACATGGTAAGCATCTTGTATAGCTGAAACGCAAATTAAATAGGACTGCGGGTTATAAAGGAGTGCAGATTGTCACGATTAGCAGACCAACAGCCTATGGAGAATATGCTCCGTACCAATTTGTTGATACAGAACAAGAATTTGAAATAATGACTATATTCATAAAAAGAAGACTCACACGTTTGATGTGAGTCTTTCTTCTTTTTTCACTGTTTCTGACTTATTTCCGATTATGATATTTATCTAATTTCTTCGGCAACAATAGAATTTTCAACCAATTCCCCTGCATCTTCAAATTCAGCTGCACACTGAACGCACAGCCAAGCATTTTCTGGTGCATCATCTAATGCTTTTTCTATAGCTTCTTCTTGTGAGGATGCTTCAACCTCACCAAGAAATTTTGAGAATACATAATTTCCGTATACTTTGTATTTCATTCTAACCTCCAATTTATTTTTTTACTTTAATTTGAGTCAATATGATTTCTGTCTTCCTCTTGCCGTATGGATATATCCGCTACTTTCAAATACAATGGAAGGACTATAGAGTGCCCTGTTGGTGTAAAGTGTATGGTTCCCAAATGTTGGTTCTTTAGGGTAATCTCGTGGTTCTGTAATTACCTGTTGGATTTTTCCCTGACTAAAGTAGCCGCAAAAGAAATGTATGAACTGTTGGAAATGATTGTCCAAATGCGGAGGTAACCAGTTATCACTTCTACAGAGAAAAACAACATCGTAGTTATGCTGCTTTAAAATAGATAAGTCTGTTGTGATTCTGTCAATATCAGTGTAGTCCTTTTCTTTATATAATTCCTCATAGTTCTCAGGAGCAATCCAAGTTATTTTAGTACCTGGAATTTCTTGTTTAATAAAGTAACACCAGTTACCACAATCTTGTATATCATTCTTTACATTATCATTGTAGTAGTCCGCATGGAAATCTACATTAACTATTTCTAACTTTTCTGCTCCAGAAGTACTAAATTGCTCCTGAATAAATCCATAGATGTATTCGTGGCTAAAGCAAGCCAATACTGGAATGTCCTGCTTACAGTTGTTCATGAATACATTTTCTACAAAGTACATTTCATTTGTTTTACATGTTACTGTCTTTATTAAATCTGCAGATGGCTTGAAGTCATACTTACCTTTCCAGACCTGTTGAGAAAGGCTTGGTTGTAAATCAAAACCATCTGGATATTTCATTAGAGCTTCTTTACTAGCATTTTGAAAATAATCAAAATCAATGCTTAGTACTCTAAAAGTTTTATTCTTCATGCTGTTACTCCCTATTGTTAGTTTCTTGAGGAATACAGTTCTGCATGAAATAATCTATTTCCTCTTTGTAAGCTTTCTGTTCCTTTCGGAATAACTGAGCTAAAGCGGAGAAATCATTATCTCTTGCAGTCTTCAATGCTTCGATGTATTCATTCCTATTTTTATCCTCGATAATGAAAGGAATGAGATCATTGTTTAGACATTCTCTAAATAAAATTAATCGTCCAGTCCTACCATTACCATCTTGGAATAGCTTCACGCTTATTATTTAATATTTCGATCAACTGTTCTTTACACAAAGACCTTATACTTCCATCTGAATATTTAATAAAATATCCGCCAAATGTATTTTGCCCAAAGTCAACTACGATAACAGCATTCTTTTTATCTTCCATTTGATTACGTTCCTTTCTTTTGGGTTTTAATTCATTACAACACAATAAATCGTAGTCTTCATCTCTAATCCTTTTTTAATTCCAGCCAATATGATTTCTGTCTTCCTATTGCTGTATGGATATATCCGCTGCAAATAGTAAATTCTACGCCAAGCAAAAAAGCTTTACTTCCAGAAATTTTGTAACCTTTTTCCTTTAAATGTTCAAGAAATTTTTTCATGATAAATCCTCCATATGTGAACCTCTTCGCCATTAGTATAGAGAGTAGCATCATCATCATTGATAAATGACATATCTTCCCATTCTGGAACAAGTCCACCTATTGGTATATTTTCATTATACTGTCGGTTCATTTCTTGTCTGGCTTCATCTATTGTTTTATAACTGTCATCGCAGTCGATAGAATAGCCGTCTGTGTGTATCAATATAAATTTCATGTTTTAATCCCTTCCGCCTTTTGTTTTACTTTCTAAAACTTCTAAAGCTTTTGTAAAATCAGTAGTATGTTTCCTGACAAACCAGCCTTGTCCAATCAAGATAGCCTCATGGCTATGCACAAACAATGGTTCTTTTGTTATGAAAAAACCAAAGCGATTAACAAATCCAAACTCCGAGATATGCGTGATCTCGTTCCAATCTTCGCAATGTTTGGCCGGATAAACATAATATCCATTTTGCTCCGCTTCTCTTATCCAGTTTCGAAAATCCATATCGCAATACATTAATCCTCCAAGTAGGATAATGCCGTCAGGAAGGTTTCCTTCCTCTTTTCCTTTTTTTGTTACGATAAGGTAATCTTCTCCAGGATATCCTGAATCTCTAAAATGATAACTCATATGTTCCTCCTTTAGTTTTTCTCCTTTTGTTTTAATCTGCAAACATTATAAAATAACGACTGATATGCTATTTTCCAAATACATATCTTTATTTTCAGAAACAATGATTGATAATTTTATTCCTCCTTCTCATCAATAGATTTGTTTCAAAGGTAGTATGATATTTTAGGAATAAAATAAAAAGCTGCTCTGAAAATTACTATTCAGAGCAGCTACCATTGTTTCTTTTTAAAACCTCTTTAATTTCTGGATTCTCTTTTTTTTGAAATCTTCAAATAGATGGTACAGCTCCCGCAAACATTAAAAAATCTGTAGTGAATTTTTTTTGTCATTATTCACGCTTGACAATCAATCTCACTTTACCGAGGATTCGTCATTCCTTTCTTTTCCTTAATTCATCAACATATTCTTTCAAATAAATATCACAGTCAGCTGAACATCCAAGTTTACAAAATTCCCGAATTTCTTGATTTGTTAACTGATATTTTTTCTGATTATTTTCAAATAAAATTGGACATTTTCCTGTCATAATTTTATTTCCTTTCTAAAGTAAACCAATTTTTACGCAAATCTTAGTTGCTCTTGATCTTTATAAACAATCAATCCTCTCGCTCTTTCTCCCTGCTTTAAGTATCCACAATTTGCCTCTACCAATTTTTGTGCCATAATAGGAACTACACTATTTCCTATCCGGGCCACCTGTTTAGCTATAGGATATTTTTTCCATTTATAATCACGATCAATAATATAATCTCTAGGAAAACCTTGCATTATCTTTAATTCTTCTGGTTTTAACATCCGTAAAAATATATCTGATATAATGTATTTTTCTCCTTTTATATCTAAGATTACATTAACTAATCCGAACCGGTCTTTTGTGGTAATTGTTCCAAGAGGAGTATCTAATTGCTGTCCGCATCCAGTCCCGTAATATTTGATTAAAAATGCCGATACTAGACCAAAATGCCCAGGAGAAGTCGTTATGGTATGGAGTGGTTCATCGCACCCTTGTCCTATTCCAGTCTTATAATATTTAGTAATGAATGCAGTAACTAAGCCGTATCGATTCGATGTATCGATTGTTTTAATCGGTTCTGTTAAAAGTTGCCCCCTGGAATCGCCTTCCCTTGTTTCACCATGATATTGAATGATAAAAGCCGATGCTTTTTTGTTTTTTACAATATATGGATTTGGATTATTAATGATATACTTCTTTATTCCATTTGCTATCCTTTTTTGAGTAGCCTCCGCCAAAGGTTTTTTTCTGTCAAATATAGATTTACCCAGATCGCTCCAGTCAATATAATCTCCACACTGTTTCCATTTGCGGAAGTTGATACCATCTTTACTATGTGTCTGTACAGGCCATTTGATTTGCCTGCCATCTCTCCGAAATACTGCATACCATCGTTTGCGTGTGGTTGGTGCGCCATAATTTGCCGCTACTAACTCACGACAATCAAAGACATAACCAAGCCTTTTCATTGCTAAGATAAACTTTTTATAATCCTCTCCTTTTCTATCTGGAATTGGATATCCTTTTGCATCCAACGGACCCCACTGCTGTATCTCTTCAACATTCTCCATTATTATTACATCTGGAAGGATTACTTTTGCATGTTTGTACACAGCCCACGGAAGTATTCTTAACCCCTTTTTACGAGGCTGTCCACCTTTTGCTTTACTGTGAGAAGTGCAGTCAGGACTTGCCCACATAAGAGCAACATGCCGCCCTCTTGTATATTTTTTCAAGTCTACTTTAAAAATATCTTCCGTTAAATGTACAGTACTTGGATGATTTGTTTTATGCATTAAAATTGCATCTGGATCATGATTTACCGCTACATCTACTTGCCGGCCAAGAGCCATTTCAATTCCAACACTTGCTCCGCCTCCTCCTGCGAAAGCATCAATTATCATCTCTTTCATTTTAATTTCTCCCTTATATCTTTTTTAGAAACAATGATTTAGCATTTTAACCTCCTTCACATCAATAAATTTGTTTCGAAAATAGTATGTTCGTTTACATAAGGGAATAAAAAAGACTCGTACTGTAATAGCATGAGCCTTTCTAATCTAATAATTGGATAGCCTTTTTAATATGTCTTGGTTGTAAACCGCCGTATTTTTTATCATAATATGTAGACCTGCACCAATGTTCTTCCAATCCATAATATGTCCAGTCCCAATCTTCATCATCAAAGATAACAAATTGCTTAATATTATTATCCTTAATATACTTATCTACCTCTGCACCCCGTCCTGTACCCGGTGCAAAAGACATATCTCCTATTTCATCTAGGGAATAACTTTTCTCAGTATCAACAGATGCGGTAAACTGTCCTTCAATATAAGGAGCATCTCCAAGCACTGGAACATGATGTTCTTTAAGGATATCAATCAATATATAATATATTCTTGGGGTGTATGTTTCTGACCCACGCCAGCTAGATGTTATAACAACCTTCGCATTTGTTTGGGTGCAGATATAAGCAAGCATTTCGACTTTTGAAGGATCTATATTGGCTGTACTTTTATTCTGATAAGACATATAGTTAAGAACACCGTCAACATCTAAGAATATGATTTTTTCTGACATATATTTTATCCCTTCTTTTTTAGAATTATTTAGTTATCTGCCATATTATATATTCCTTTCTGCACCTTTTCCTATAAATCAAAAATGGATAACTGTGCTGGCGGCTCAAAATTCATCCATAAAACTTCCTGTTTTTTGCTTCCCGCTTGGGAATAATTTATATGAGTCTCTTTGTGCCAATCCTTTAGCAATGAATCATACATTTTTGATTCATAACCGCTAAGTAAGACAAAACCTTTATGTTTTTTTAATTGGTACAACAAATTCTCATGATCATCTTCTGTCATTTCTCGCTTATATTGTTCTCCACCGCTTCGTGTATCGAGCAGATACGGTGGGTCACAATAAATCAATACATTTTCATAGTTAAATCTGGAAATAACATCCACTGCCTGTCTATTTTCAATCTGCACTCCTCTAAGCCGTTCTGTTATCTCTAAAATTCTGTCTGGTAAACTTTTCCAATCTAACGCAGCATATGCCTTTTCTCTTCCTTGCACATCATTTTTCCATCCGACTTTAGCTCCTGTAGTACGATAACCATAGCCCATGTTCAAACGAATTAAAAATTTGACTGCTTTATCCAAACTGTTTTCATCATCTGGCAAAAATGCATTGTCATATATCTGTCTGGAATATGGGGTATAATATATTTCATGGGCCAGTCTTTCTGGGTCATGTTGCACCCAATGAAATAAGTTAACAACATCCTCATCTAAATCATTAATCGTTTCTATATTTGAGCGATGCTTAGAAAAGAACACTGCTCCAGAACCAAAAAATGGTTCTAAATAACTATGATGTTTTGGAAAATAAGAAAGAATCCAATCAGAAATCCTCCATTTACTTCCAGGATATTTGATAATTCCTCTCATGTTACGACCTCGCTTTTAATAAATATTCTAATCTGGTGTATCGTTTTACACTTCTTATATTTCTTATCATCATCTGTAATTTCTTATAATCTCCTGCTAATACAACCATTTCTTTCGCTCTTGTAATTGCAGTATATATAATCTGCCGGTCTGTAAGATTGGGAATAAAGTCAAACACTGGGATTAAAACTACAGGATATTCGCTTCCTTGAGATTTATGTACAGTGATTGCATAAGCAAGTTCGACCTGTTCTATGTCTTCATAGGAATAAGAAACAATGCTTTCATCATCCATTCTCACG